ATGGCAAAAGTGATTCATGTGCATTTGCTGCATAAAATAGATGGAACGAAGCAGAAAGACTGGTATTTCAGTAGTATATCGGCTGTTTATACAGTTCTGACGGCAGATCAGGTGGGAGCGACCAGAAACTACCTGCTTCATGCCGGACTGTCTGGTAATGGCACAATATGCACGAAAAAGGCTATAATTAAGCAATCTACGCTCATTTCGGGCGGTAGCAAGGGCAATGTTAGAACAACATAATAACGCCGTTGGAAAGGCTTGTGGGCGTTATTTCTTTGAATGCTGATTGGGGAGTTTATGGCTCCCCTTTTTTATGCCCGTACGGATGGTAATTTTGTGTTTAGGGTTACTATTACGGTTACTGTTTAGGGTTACTACCTTAATGAGTTTAGGGTTACTTTTAGGGTTACTTTTTCGGTTTTTGGAGGGTTCGCCCGAAATAGGAAAGAATGTATCAAATGTAAATAAGTGCCGTTTTTCTATGTTTTCAGATAGGAAAAACGACACTTATTTTATTGATATACCTTAATATATAGCACGAAGCCTTTGATTTGCAGTTGTTTTTGTAGCCTGATACCCTGAAAACGCCTCGAAAAGTGTGTGCGTGCGTCTTTTTGTGCCTGTGGGAAGCGCTGTTGTTTATTCCAAGCGTACAAGTCCACGAACCAGGGCCACGCCATTGAGTTGATTCTTATGCAACTCGAATGGCGGGTAATTAGTATTGTCGGATACGATCAACACATGGTCTGCGTCGGATCCAGGCATGATGCGCTTAATAAGCGGTCCCTGAACGGTATCGAGGACATAAGCTTTATTCCATTGAAAGAAGATGTCGTTAAGCGGCATGCGTTGGCACGCCACGAGGTCGCCTGAGTAGTAGGTAGGCTGCATAGAATCCCCTTTGATTTGGATGAGGAAGTCTGCTCCCTTGAATGCCGGTATGACATATCGCTCACACTCGTACTCCATGACGGATGTTTCATCGGTAAAGGCACCGGCCATGGCACTAAGTGGGATAACAGGTATTCCTTCATTTGGTGATGTTGTTAAGTGAGCTATTGGCTCGTTTTTATCGGTAGGAATTTCTTTCAGTTTATCTTCGTAAAAAGTCGGATCCGAGTGGCATGTCATGGACTTTCTGAATTCAAACATATCCATAAACATTTCTCCTTTTCCCATTAAAAGCCATTCTGCGGAGATGTTCGCATTTGCGCACACTTTTTCAAGGAAGTCAAAAGATGGTTTTCCCTTTCTTGTTCCAACTACATTTTCAACAACTGTTGGGCTAACACCTATATGTAAGGCAAAAGCGCGTTTATTGCCCCCGAATAGGACTTTTATAATTATTTCAAAGCGTTCGTTTATAGTCATAATCTTATTTTTATACTCAAATGAGAATAAAATATTCGCATTTGCTTTGTTTGTTCGCAAAAGCGTATTATCTTTGCTGCGTGTTTAAGATGTAAACAGCGCGCCAAATATACAAAAAAGGCGTATGATTAGCGAATTTTAAGGATTAAAGTTAATGAACGAAGAAATAAAAGAGTGGCAGACGCAGAGCGTGAAGCACAAAGTCGCTTACATATTAATGATGGACGGTATCAGCTTCAGATACACAGAAGAGACCGGGATTGTGTTTTCCGCACCCGATTTTTATGTGAAGAACCTTATCCGCCGCTTGATGAGTTGCTACGGCGTGAGTTTGAAACCGATTATAAACGAATTTAAATAAGTGAGATTATGACACAGCAAGAATTTATGGAACGGACGGGAATAACCCCTACAGCAGAGGATTTTGATTACATCCATGCGGTTTATCTGAACACCTCGATGAACAAGGACGAGTTCTGCAAAGACTTCAAGAAACATGGGGACAGCCGGATTATCAACGATGTTCATGTACGAGTGTTGAACTATGAAATGAAATGTGAACGTCAAAAGGAAGTTATCAACAACCTGACCGACTTCCTGATTGGCAAGGCGCATGCGTATGACGATACTGATTTCCGCAAAGAAGCGGTAAGGCTGGTCGGTGAGGTGGAAGTGGTGAAACGGACCATCGAATTAGGGCTTCCGCTTTGGGATGAAGACAGGAAGGTTGTCCTTTCGATGATAGAAGAACAAGGCAAATAGATTGCCGGATAACTGGCAGCCCGGAAAGACGGGCAAGGGCGGTTAGTTCAGCAGGTAGAACAAGCGAAACTTATCCATAGAAGCCATGGTCAGCGGTTCGAGTCCGCTACCGCCCACGATATTAACTTTTAAAATTTAGAGTTATGGCAAAGAATTTCAATCCGAGAACGACAGAGAGTCTGTTCAAACAGAAGCTGCGCACGATGATAGGCAGTGCGGCACATACGCAGAATATTGCTGACCAGACGATGGAGCTGGCCGGACAGTTTATGACGGAAGATGAGATAAGCAACTCGGATACCTACCGGGTGATAGAGAATGTGAGCTGTGTGTGTGAGGAAGCAATGCAGGTGCTGGTCGAGGAACTACAGAAAGGGACACGCCTTCATGAAATACTGACAGGAGATTTGGAAAACGATTAAAAAGTAGATGATATGAGAAAGCAGATTTTGACAGATAATGAAACAAAGACCTTCCTGATGAAGGCTTTCGGTTGCAGCCGTCAGGCTGTGTGGCAGGCATTGAATTTTGTTCGGGACAGTGACCAGGCCCGACAGATACGCACCCTTGCCTTGAAGCGAGGCGGCAAGCTGACTGACGGTGGATTCATTCCGAACTGCGAAACCACCTTCGAGGAGTGCGAGAAGACCATGACCTGCACTTTCGGCCCCCGTGTAAAACTCGTGGTTCACAGAAAGACCAATGATGTGGATGTGTACGTGGATGGAAAACGGACTGAAACCTACCAATGTGAATTTGTATCGGATTTCATGCAGCTACAGCACGAGACTCAACAGATGGCAGCCGCCTTATAAATAGAAATGAAATGGAGTATTATGGAAAGATATTGTGCATATCCTACAATGACCTGACTTACGATGACCGACCGGTGATGGTGAATGGGAAGGCAGACTACAGCAGAAGCCGCACGCTGAAAGGCGTTCATCCTTCCACTCTTTCCGAAGAAGAACTTGCTCCTATCCTGTCGGTTCCCAATTACAAGAAATTAGCGGCCAAGAAAGAAATCAACGTAGTGCGACCCGGCAAGGGGCTTGGAAGTTATGCACTGGTAGAGATAGCGACCATGCCACTACGGTTTCAGGAAAGGATAAAACTTAAATACGGAGATATGAAAGAAGATGTTATAAAAAACTGGCTCGGAAGTCATTACCACATCGATGCGAAAGCCCGTGAATATTACACCCGGTTCCGCTTTGAAAACGGTGATGCTTTGCCACCGGAACACATCCAGGAATATACGGTGAACGCTTCGGTGATTGAGGCAGTGATGCGCGCCATGGAGGATGCCACCTTTATGCGTAAGGCTATGAAGGCAGGCCCGGTGAACTGGGGCGAGCTGGCCGGGGCCATCAGCTACTATCAGGTGGAGTTCGGGCATACCTTGCCCGTGAGTTCAAACCGCTTCAAGAAGCGTGTGAATGACTTTAAGGCTAACGGCTATGAAAGTCTTATCAGCCGCAAGTTCATGAACCAGAACCGCCGGAAAGTGACCTACGACATTGAACGCTTATTGCTGAGCATCGATGCCCAACCGGAGCAGCCCTTTAATACCACCGTATGGGAGCAGTACAATCTATTTGTGCAGGGTGAACTGGAGCTATATGACCCCGAGACCGGCGAGGTGTTGAATCCGGCAGACTTTACCGACAAGGATGGAAATCCGCTGGTGTTGAGTCCGGCCACGGTAGCCAACTATCTGAACAACCCCAAGAATAAGGCTCTTCGCGGTAAGCTGCACATGAGCCAGTGGGACTTCAACAACGCCTACCGTCCTTATCATCTGCGCAGCATCGGTGAATATGCCTTGAGTAAGGTTTCGCTTGACGACCGTGACCTGCCGCGCCCGATGAAGGATGGCAACCGTGTAAAAGCCTATTATGCCTACGATGTGGTGAGCGGTGCTGTAGTGGGATATGCCTACAACCGGTACAAGACCACCGAGTTGTTTTTGGACTGCATGCGCAACATGTTCCAGACTCTGGACCGGAACGGGATGTATATCCCAGCCGAGCTGGAAGTGGAACACCATCTGGTAAGCGACTTTGCCGACGGACTGATGCAAGCTGGTACTGTATTCCCCTTGATCCGCTGGTGTAATCCCGGAAACTCCAGGGAAAAACGCGCCGAACACAAGAACCGCGAAAAGAAGTACGGTGTGGAGAAACGCACGCAGGTAGGTATCGGCCGATGGTATGCCAAACTGGAAGCCAACCGCCCGAAGGAAGAGAAGGTGTATGACGAAAAGAACAATACCTACAAGGTGAAGTCCTACAGCTATGAGGAACTGGTGGCCGATGATATATGCGCCATCAAGACCTTCAACGCGCAGCCTCACCCCAACCAGAAACGCTATCCGGGCATGAGTCGTTGGGATGTGCTTTGCGCCCATCAGAACCCGAACCTTGCCCCTTGGGACAAGGCCGTTCTTTACCGGTTCATCGGACAGCATACCGAAACGACTATCCGGCAGAACACCTACTGCACGGTGATGTACAACCAATACGGACTACCCAGCCCGGAAATCATCGAAAAGCTGGAGCCGAGAAACTACAAGGTAGATGCCTATTATCTGCCCGATGCCGATGGAACCATCAATGAGGTATATATCTACCAGAACGGACGATACATCGCCACCTGCAAGGCCGTAGCCCGCTACAATGAGAATACAGCCGAGCAGACCGAAACAGACAAGGCAGCCTATACCGAACAAGCCAAGTATGTAGCCAAGTTCGACAAGATGATGAAAGACGGCAAAATCAAGCGTGTGGGCATCCTTGCCAAGGAGGAAGCGAAGCTGATAACAGAGGTACAAGCGGAAGCCGTTCCCCTTCCTACCCAAGCCGAGGAAGAAGATTACTCAGCCTATATGGACATCGGTGCCTTTGAGCATGATGCAGTAGCCAAGATATAATTAACGACGTTAGAACGAACTTAAAATAGCATTCAAATGGAAATAACAAATGAAGTAAAAGGGCGGATTGTGGCAGCGATAGCCGCCGATCGTGAAAATTATCCCAGTGACAACCGCCATGCAACGGCACTGGGCATAGCCCCCAGCGTTTACAATACCATCAAGCGGGGCAATTATGAAAAGCAGGTCAGTGATGCCAACTGGATAGGCATAGCCCGAAGACTGGGCGTGCAACTGCGTACAGAAATGCCCTGGCTGGCAGCCCAGACCCCGACCTACGTGTTTGTGAGCAAGCAGCTGGAAGTATGTCAGGGAAGCGGGCTGAGCGCCATCCTGTGCGATATGCCTAACATCGGCAAGACCTTTACCGCTAAATCTTACGTAAAGCAGCACAAACACGCCGTATATGTGGACTGCAGCCAGGTAAAGACCAAGTTGAAGCTGATACGTTATATTGCCAAGGAATTCGGTGTGACCAGCAACGGACGCTACAGCGACGTGTATGAGGACCTGGTTGCCTACCTGCGCACGATTGATACGCCCCTGGTTATCCTGGACGAAGCCGGCGACCTGCAGTATGAAGCCTTTTTGGAACTGAAGGCTCTGTGGAATGCTACCGAGCGCTGCTGCGCCTGGTATATGATGGGTGCCGATGGGCTGAAAGAAAAAATCAACCGCGCCATCGAAGGCAAGAAGGTTGGCTATACCGAAATGCTGAGCCGTTACGGTGATTCCTACAGCAAGGTGACGCCGGACGATGCTCAGGAACGCGAGAAATTCCTGAAGGCGCAGGCCGCTATCGTGGCCAAGGTCAATGCCCCTGCTGGAAGTGATATTGCCCGGATCGTTCACGCTACCGGAGGCGGCTTGCGTCGCGTTTATACCGAAATCGAAAAGTTAAGGAGGGTGCAGGCATGATGAGCAAGATAGAAATACAAGCGATGGATGCTGTTATCGGTATTCATCGCGAGATGAGAAAAGCGAATGCGATAGATTGGGAGCAGCGCAGGTATGAGATTGCGAAAGAATCTCTTGTTGCGATAATGTCTAATGATGAATTTTATGCTCAGGTATTATATGAGGGTGCACAATTAGATGGAAGAAGAGGAATACCGTGTAATATAAGCCGGGCAGCAGTTGTTTTTGCAGATGCACTTATTGCAGAATTAAAAGGAGGTCATCATGAAACTGAAGAGAGCTTACAGTCCCGGTGAGGTGCTGAACATGAAGATTCCCCGGTTTGAGTTTTCCGGGGACTGGCAAGCCTCAATAGGCAACCCGGCCAAGAGCGGTGTGTGGATTATTTGGGGAGCCAGCGGAAATGGTAAGAGCAGCTTTGTGATGCAGCTGGCCAAGTACCTGTGCGGTTTCGGCCGTGTGATATACGATAGTCTTGAGGAGAGCACAGGGCTATCCTTCCAGATGTCGCTAAAGCGGCACAAGATGGAGGAGGTACGCAAGAAATTGATTATTCTTGATCGCGAGTCGATGGAACAGTTGGAGGAGCGGTTGAAACGCAGGGGAAGTCCCGGCATCATCATCATAGATAGTTTCCAGTACAGCGGATTGAGCTATCCTGCATACAAGGAATTCAAAGAACGGCACCCGAAAAAGCTGTTTATATTCATCAGCCATGCTGAAGGGATGCATCCGGCTGGAAGGACTGCCCGGAAGGTGGAGTACGACGCCGACGTGAAAATCATGGTGAGCTGCTTCAAGGCGTGGTGCAAGAGCCGTTTCATGGAGTGTCCAAGCGAGCCTTATGTGATATGGGAAGAAGGGGCTTCCAAGACGTTAAAGGATGACAAAGTGGGGGGCTATTGGGATGGAATGGGAGAATAAGTTGTTCCAGTTGCTTTTGCCCAGGGATGAAGCAGTTTCGGTTGTGGAAGATTGGGCAGAACGGAATATCGAAAGCGATGTGAGGTTGCGGAAAGCCAAGACCAAGGGACACGTGGTGATAGAAACAAAGGATGTGATGTTTGCCCGGAACATTCAGGTGTGGCATCCATCCTGTAAAATAAACATTAAAGATTTGAAATGATGGAAGAAAAAGAGAAAAAGAGGGTGTATGTCAGTGGGGCGATAGCCCACTACAACATTGACGAACGCAAAGGCGCTTTTGCTAATGCGGAGCGTTATTTGAGTTTGAAAGGCTATGAACCGGTGAACCCGTTTAAGAACGGGCTTCCGGACGAAGCCCATTGGAGGGAACACATGAGGGCGGACATCGCCCTGTTGCTGGGATGCGATTATATCTATATGCTGCAAGGCTGGGAACTGAGCAAAGGCGCGAAGCTGGAACTTGACGTGGCCAGTTCGTGTGGTATTAAAGTATTGTTTGAATAAAATTAGTCGATATGGGAAAAATAAAAATGGAAACCGGTGTTGTGGTGATGAAGTTGACCGCTACGGTATATAGAGGAATAATTCGTGAAATCCACTCCTCACGCATAGGATTTTGCGGGAAGTACAATAAAAAAATACTTTCTAAAATGGGTGATGAGTTCAAAAAGATATTTGCTGAGAAAATTGAGGCTGAATATAAAGGTAAATCAGTGAAGCCGGATAAGATAATTTATCGTGTCAGTACCAAATCAACGGAATGTGAAATGATTCTTAATGGTAAATGACATGGCACAGGAAGTAACCAATTTCGTCCGGTTCTACGCATTGTTCAACAAGCTGCCCTGTACAGGAGACCGGGAAGGGCTAAAGAAGCAAATCGTTCTGCAGTACACGTGGGGCCGTACGGAAAGCCTCCGTGAAATGACATCCAAGGAATATGAAGCCTGCTGCTGTGCCTTGGAGAAACTAACCGGGCAGGATGAATGGCGGCAGAAACTTCGCGAGGAACTGCGGCGGAAGCGCAGCGTATGTCTGAAGCTGATGCAACAGTTGGGCATAGACACCACCGACTGGAACCGGGTGAACGAATTCTGCAACAATCCCCGGATAGCTGGCAAGCCCTTTATTCAGATTAGTACAGTAGAGCTGGAACAACTGGCCGTCAAACTGCGGGCGATTCAACGAAAAGGAGGTTTAACCGATAAATAGAATGATTATGGATAAAAAAGCACATGAAGCGCTTGAGCGCATAAGAAAAGACGTGATCCTTACGACATCCGATCTGGAGAACGAGGATGCGGCAGAGTTTTTCAATGAGCTGGCCGACTGGGCGTATGCCAACGGTGAAGCCATGCTGATAGACGAAGAACCGGAATCGCAGGATAACGAGGAAGAATAAAAACAAGTAATGAACATTCAAAAATGATTTAAACATGGAAAAGAACAACCAAAGTGTGGACATCAAGTCCCTGAGTAAAGAACAGCGAGCAGCCCTCATGGCTCAGCTGCTGCAAGAAGAGAAAGAAGACCGCATCGCCCGTCGTGAAACTTACGAGGCATTACGCGGTGAGTTTATGCACGAAATAAAGACCAACGTTCTTGAAATGGTGAATGCCGTGACCGGGTTCCGCGGATGGCTGGAAAAAGAAGCCGATGCCTTTACCAAGGTGATGAAGGAATACGGCCAGGTGAAAAGCGACGAACAGCGCAGCTACACCATCACGGACGGTGATTTCCGCCTGGAGGTGAAAAGCAACAAGGTGAAGGGCTTCGATGAACGAGCCGACATGGCAGCCGAGCGTCTGATTGACTACCTGAAGCGTTATATGCAGAATAGCGAGAAAGGTTCCGATGACCCCATGTATCAAATGGCGATGACCCTGCTTGAACGTAACAAGATGGGTGATTTGGATTATAAGAGCATCAGTAAACTGTATGAACTGGAAGATAAGTTTGACGAGGAATATGCAGACATCATGCGCCTTTTCAAGGAAGCCAATGTGGTGCAGCGCAATGCAACCAATTATTACTTCCACCGGCGTAATCCAGATAACGGCGTATGGATACGGATAGAACCGAGTTTTTGCCGTTTGTAACCGATATTTGTAAACACTGTAAACAGAGAGCACCGGAGTTATAATGATTTCGGTGCTTTTTTACTGAAAATAAATGGGAATCAATTATTTTTGTAGTTGGAATAGGAATATGGCAAAGGGACGGGATAAAGAACTGATAAAACTACGTGACGAGGCATTGTGCCGTCGTTACTATTACTGGACCGAGAGGCAGCGGCTGCGCTTTGATGACGCGCTGAAAATCCTCTCGGAACGTGAGTTCTTTATCTCCGAGGAACGTATAATGGCCATTATACGGCATAAGATCCGCACCGGGGAGGCTGAACGTATTCAGGCTCCCCAAAAAGTCAAGAAGCCGCGCCTGACCAATGACCAGCTCTCCCTCTTCCCGGAATTATAGGCTTTGCCCGGTATTGTCGTTTATGGTGAAGGCGTATGTCGTTTCAAACACCTTGATGTAGCCCGGGAGGGCGAAGTCGTGGCTTTTTACCCGTACAAGCGGGGTGGCGCATTGGGCGCTCTTGAAACGGTTGAGAGCCTTGTACAACTTAAGGTCCATTTGCCGGCGTTCCCTCACCCGATCATAAGTCCCCGATGCAAACGAGGTGTCGTCATAACAGTCCATCGCCAGGCGTACCGTTATGAGTGCGGCACCTTTCTGGCTCCCGAGTCCCTGGTCCCTCCAGTCCGCATCGATATTGCCTATAAGGACACAGGGGAAGGTGACAGGATAGTGATCCTCTTCCGCTGACATTTCAAGTTGTCCATAGTCCTCGTCAATGAGTGACAGTTCCGGCATACGTCCGGCGATGCGCTCCATGATGTTGATAAAAATTTCTTCCATGATTTTATGAGTTTAAAATTTTACGAATTTCATTTTCAGTCCTGGTTGTTATGTTGTCCGACAGGTCGATGCTTTCGCCCAGGAACTGGCGCTGCGGTATCTTCACCTTCAGCTTGGTTTTCCGTGTTAACGCAAGCCGCTTCCAGAATTGCGCCTGCTCGTTCTCAGGCTGTGTCCCGATACCGTGTTTTTGGCGTTTTTTTTGCCCTGTGCCGTTTTTTTTTGTCTTCCCTGAGGATTTGTAGAACATCGCCCATGCGAAGCGTCTCATGCGGTCTGTGACGGTCGGGTTGGCCACACCGCCCCAGTTGTGCAGCGGGGCGTAGCGTACCTCGTTGGCGACACGCACCCGGTAATCCCGGGGCATGTATTTGATGGAGCTGAAGAGGTGGTTGCGTCCTGACAGCAGCGTGCCATAATTGGCGGCCGCTCCCGGGATGCCGGATGACAGCCTTTTGGCCGGCTTCCACGGGTGGAGGCCGCTGTTCACGAAACCTCCCTTGCGGAAATTGTCCTGAAAATGGTCTTTGGCCATACGTCCGGCGATCACCGGCATATTCCGGCGCATGAGGGTGTCGAGCTCAGCCCGTTTGGCCTTGACCAGTCTTGCGAAATCTTTTATATCCATAATGTTGTTGCAATAGAAAAATAATGTTACTTTTGCAAATCATAAACTGCTTATAGCTATGAACATCCCGTCAAAGGTAATGAATGCAGCCTCCGAGCTTAGGGCCATGTATGGCGAGCATGTGGAGTATCTTGGAGAATTCCAGGGTGCCCAGGCGTATTATTACCATTATCCGGATGATGTCGATGCCGGTTTTCCGTCTGTTTATCTCCTGAAGGATGGGGAACTGACTGAAATAAGCGGTCCTTTTGCGCTGGAGATACTGGACTCATTTTTCGAAGATGTCGATGAAGTCTGAGTTGAACAGTTTGTTATCAACCCTCAATATACCTCTTGTTGCGATAGGTTTTGTCGCCCCGCTTTTGCATAATTCCTCAATAGGCCGTTTCGCTCCTAATTTTTTGTCATAGATCTGCGGCTCGATGTAGTGCAGTGACCCGTCACTGAATTTTTGCAATATGGTCGCATGTCCGCCTCCGTTTCTCCATCCGATAGTCAGGATATACACGCCCGGTTCTTTGCACGTCTCCTTAAAATACTCCTCGTAGCGTTTGGCCGACATTTGCTTGTAGCCTTTTGCTTCCATCCAGTCAGCGGTGAGCACCGGTTTGCACGGAGTACCGTCAGTGTTCTTCCATGCCTCGAATGAGTGCTGCCGTGAAAGATACTCCATTTTTGTATTCGGTGTTTTTCCTTTAGCGGTGACTTTGAATCCTCTCAGTCTTAGCACATAGGCAGGCGCGCATGTCTGGCAGTTTATGCTGAAGCGTTTGTGTTCTCCGGCCTTATAATTGGGATTTTTGCTGAAGCGGTTTCCTGCCTTGTCCCTATACCCCCCCCCTTTTGGATCAAGTATGTATTCGGGCACATAGTTCGGGTTTGCTGACTGCTTGTCGGCATCCTCTACACTCATAGGTTTGCCCTTTGCTATTCCGAGAGCCTTTTCAAGCTCGAGGTTGTCGCGGGCGATGGCGGTCTTTTCCTCATTGGTGAAATACTCGGGCATTTCCTTCATCATTTCCTCCAGACGTTTCAGTAGCTTGTCAACCGCTTTTTTAGCCCCGGCATGCGCCTCCGTCTTATACGGGTGGGAGTCGGAAAAAAGTTTTGCATCCTTGCCCGGATTATTTTCCAGGCCTTTCTGTGGCGTGGATGAGGGTGGAACTTCGCCAGGAACCCTGGTCGCAGGCTCGTCGGTTGATGACAAAGTGCATTTGCAGTTCCAACGGTCTCCCGGCCTGTGATGGCTCCAGAAATCATCATCGACGGGACGCACAACCCCCCAGAATATGCGGTGATCCTCTCCGGGTGTTATCGAGGTGGAAGGCCCCCATTTCAAATTGGGTAATATGTCCTTTTCGCGTATGAACTGGCGCCAGTCCGCAGCTTGGTGGGCACGTATTACCGCCGTGTCATATTCGGTCTTGAGCCATGTCCGGCACTGGTGGCTTGCGATTGGCATGACTTCGGATGCCCACTGTTCAAACGGCTTTAGATTGCCGTTTGAATCCAATAAGAGCCGTGCCATGTCATTTTGCGCCCGGTGCACCTTGAAGGCTGAGAACACAGCGTTATTCTGACGTAGAGCCTCTATGAAGTCAGCGTCAGGATCAGAAGGAGGTACATTTCCGAAAGCGTTTTTAACCGCCTTATCCATGGTCGCCCAAATCTCATTAAAAAGCGTGACCTCAATGTCGGATGCTGGATGGAAGTCCTTGGCGTAAATATTCAGCAAGGCGCGGCGCAGCATTTCGTCCGAAAAGTCAAACGAAGATGCAACATCCGGGTCCTTGTCATAATACAGGCCATCGACTACCATTCTAAAGCTGCCCCGGTGTTCCACGGGGCTTTGGCGAAAAAACTTTTCAGCCAGTTCTTAAAGGTCTTTTTTTGTTTATCCGTAGGCTCGTGCGTGTTTTTGTCATTTTCCGGATGCGCATCTTCCAGATCATCGGTATCATTGTCTTTCTGCGGTATCTGTTCCGCGGCCCGTTTCGCCTCTTCCGCTTCCATGGCACGCCGTTCCTCCTCGTTACGTTTTATCTGCTCATAGTTTGCCGGCTTGCTGATACCGAACTCCTCATAGAGATAATCATCGTCCACAAGTAGGTTGAAGCCGGTGCGGAGTTGTGTCAGGATGTTGATTTTTGATGTCGGGTCCAGATCCTTCTTTTCCGGGAAGCAGAACTCTCCCCCGGTGGTATCGATACCCATTCGCGCCAGTATGTCGGCGGCATCATAGTTGAGCACGTCGAGGACATACAGCCGGTCAGCCTGGGCGATTTTGTCCTCTCCCTTCTTATGTACGGTGCCGAGCGCCTGTGTCCCGGTGTCGGATGACTCCGTGGTGAGCGTGTTGCCGAGTATGAGTTTTGAAATCTCGTTGTTGCAGCGTTCGCACAGTCTCTCATAAACATCCGCTGAACCGGTCTTGTTCCCGGCCTCTATGAGGTTGAGTGATGTGTCCTTGCCATGTACGAACGTGGCGAGGCTTCCCACATTGGCCGCATCGGATATGGCGCGTTCCCGACTTCCTTCATCGTCGGTATCGTAGGTGTATTCCTGTATGGGCATGCCGAATATCTCCGAGAACTGTGACCAGTCCCCGGTGGTGTTCCGTTTGTATATCACCCATGGCGCAGCCTTGGCAAGCAAGCCAAGATCGTCCGGACGCCCTACGAAAAGCAGGTCGGGGTATTCGTCCCATGCAACGCCGGTGATGTCGGTCTGGTGGCGCAGTATGATACGGCGTACAGGGTCGGCATGCTTGCGCGGTACCAGATTATAGTCTATCCACTCGCCCTCCTTAAAGAACTGGCAGAGCGTGAATCCCCAGAACCGGGCATCGATGATATCGCTCACCAGCCGTGAGAACCAGGGGGAGCGTATCTGTTCGTTGACCCTGTCATCCGGCTTGCCGTCGCGTCGGAACTCTATGTCCGAGCATAGTACTGCATTCCGGCGTTTCTCGATGACGCAGGACAGGTGCGAGTCCATGAGGATATCCGCGTAAAGGTCATATAATTTGTAACGTCGTGGAAAATCCACGTTTTCGGCCGCCCTGATCGCCGTGGTATAGTCCGCGATGTCTATGCCGAACCGTTTCGGTTGTGTCAGCATGATGACATTCGGGCGTGACTGCCCCGGACGCGGTATGTTGCCCCCGGAGGTTATTATTCCCGGCCGGTTTGCCGGGTTCTTTTTTCGTTTGCTCATAATGGTAATTATTACATGTGACTGACTCGTTTAGGGTTGCTTCGTATGCGGAATGACGTTCCGGACATACGTTCCTCTTCCGGCAGCATCGGCGCCCCTTCTATGGATATATCCTCGCGCGCCACCGCCTTCATCCATTCCACCGCGCGCTCGTAGCGGTCTTTGCGTATCTGTGACAGTTTTTGCGGGTTATGGATGCAGAAAATATGATATACGGCAATGTCGAGTACCATCATCAGCACAAGCTGGTGGCGGTCGTTGCCGGAAGCGGAGAAGATACGGTCGCAGTCATAGCGTTTCGACAGGTAGCAGCGCATCTCGGCTATCGCCCTGTCCTCGCAAATCTCCACGAGGGTATCATCGTCCCGTGTCAGCGCGTCCAGTATCTCTCGGTGTATGGACGCGTCATAGTCTGAAAGTTGTACGAATTGGCTCATATTCGGAAATTGCAGGTTATAATCTTCGTTTGTTGCGCCGGCTTATTTCTGCCCTGGATCGGGTTACCGGTGTTTCTACCTTGCGCATGATCTCGTCCAATATGCGGTTGCCGCCTTCGACGGCATCGGGACCGTCGGCGGGGTAGCGCAATGTCAGGGTGAAAAGCCGGAACTGGTCCTCAAGCTCCTTCATGTGCGGGTTGTCACGTTCGGACTCGTTCAGGATTAAATGGCCTTCCCGGTTCATCGGCTTCAGGTTGGCTTCTATGCGGGTGGCTTTGTCCGTCTTTTTACGTTCGTCCGGCCGGATATACAGTTGTATGCCCCGCTCTTTCCTGACCTTGGCCACAAGCGGCCGGAACACCTGCTGAAAAAACGGGTCCTGCAGCTTGTTGTTCTCCATGTAACAATAGACCGGGAGAGTGCCTCCGACGAACTCAAGCATCTGCACATACCAGTTGATAAATTCCGCATTGAGCGATTTGGCCAGCCGTGATTTGATGACATACAGTTTGCCGTCGAGTTTCCCGAGCAGCATTACCGCCTTGAATGATTTGCCCTTCTTCGCCTTGCTTTCGCCAGGGGACGGGTCCCCGTATGCAACAAGGAACTTGAATTTTTTAAGGGGCGGCACCTTGCCATAAGTGACCGTCTCGAACACTTCCCCGGCAGATATCGGGTTATTGAAATACTCTCCTTGGACTGCCCTGGTGGTTATTTTAGAGAGGGCTCGGTCGATAGACTCTTCCGAGTTTTTCTCCGGCCAAGTGGAGTTCCCATCCTTGTCGCGTATGTTCACGATGTCCCAGTGGTCGGCCATGGCACCGGCGCGTACCACACAGCAGTCCTTTGCGATAATATTTCCACAGAAGACAATCAATGTGGGCGTGGAAATGGAGCGGGTAGGGTAGAGGGCATTTTCCCACCATTCCCACCGTTTCTGTATGATGTCCGGGTTCTTGCAGTCCTCGTCGGTGTCGAAATCATCCACGAGCAGCACATCCGGCCTTATCGCCTCATTTCGGGAACCACGTGGCGACTGACCGGCTCCAAGGGCGCGGAAGGCCACGCCCCCTTTTGTCAGGAACTCGTCTTCAGCCCATGCCCCCGGAGTCATTTGCGCGCCGTAATACGCGATAATGCGTCCGTTGGCTTCGAGCATGGCACGGTATGGAGCAAGCAGTCTGACCGCATTATCATTGGAGTTGGAAGTCAGGATGACGTTATGCTTGCGCCCGGTCAGTACCAGATACAGGATAATGCACATGGTGATGGTCGATTTCGCCAGCTCACGGCTCCATGACAGCACCTCGAACCATTCGTCGTTTGCGATGATGCGCCTGATGGCCCTTTTATGGAATCCGGCGAACTCGCTTTTCACGTAAGGCGCGCAGAAAAATTTGATCCATTCGACGGGATGCGCTTCAAGGTATATGCGGTGCTTCTCACGTTCGGCATGGGTCATGGTCTTGTCAACCGGGGTAGAACGCGCTATGTCCTCCTTGAACTTTTCCCAGTTCTGGAGAGCTATTTTGTCAACCTGTTTCATAGCTTGTCCTTTATGTAAGCGTCCGCAAAACGTGTTATATCCTTTGCCTTTTCAAGGTCCAGCGGACGCAGCCACTCGATGAAGGCGGTCAGCACGCTTATTGTGTCGGCAATGCCTATTTCCTGTTCCATCTTCGAGATTGCCGCCGCGAGTTTGCCGAGTATGTCGGCCTCCTTGGATGTGGCGAAACGTTCCCCTTCCGGGCGATCGGCGATGGAGCGGTTTATTTCCGCCACCTGTCGGTAGAGGTTTCCGACCTGTTCCTGCCTTGTCAAGGTGATACCCACCTTCTGTTCCTCCCATTTGCCGGCCCGTACCCAGTTTGACACAGTGACGCGGGAGCATCCGACACGGTCGGCAATCTCCTGCTGGGTGAGGTTCTCACGGAGGTATAATGTTTTTGCCCATTCCTTTTTCTGGGCGTTCGTCAAATCTGCCATAATCCTGATTTTTATGATGCAAAATTGCTATAAAAAAGGGAGTTGGCGAAAGAGGCTCCGCATGATACAACTTTACGGCGTTATCATGCGGCCATAAAGTTGTATGATAAAACCGCAGTTTTTATACCCCATTGTTTTATAGCAATTTTGCACCATAAACCGCGGGCGGAACGCCCCAAAGACAGTGACAATGAACAGATACTTCAATATACATACCTCCCAGGACGGGAACGTGACCATTTTCCTTTATGGGGAGATTGGTGACTGCGGGGATATTAAAAGCGCCCATATCGCTGCCGAGCTGAAGGCTGCTGAAAATTCCGGTGCCCGGATTGATGTGCGCATAAACTCCATCGGCGGCGATGTTTATAGCGGCATAGCCTTATTCAATGTCCTGAAAGGCAGTCGCGCAGATATACATATTTATATAGACGGCGTGGCGGCGAGCATGGCGGGCATCCTTGCGCTCTGCGGGAAGCCTGTCATGATGAGCAAATATGCCCGACTCATGCTGCATAGTGTCAGTGGCGGTTGCTACGGCAACAAGACAGAGCTGCGCAAATGTATCGATGAGATGCAGATGCTTGAGGATAGTCTTGCCGATATGCTTGCGGCCCGGCTGAAAACCGGCAAGGAGCATATCAAGTCCACCTATTTTGATGACAACGACCATTGGCTGACCGCCGGGGAAGCACTCTCGCTTGGCATTGTGGACGGTATCTACGATGCCGACCCGGTTCCGGCAGACAGCACCCCGGAACAGATATACAACATATTCAATAACCGGCTCGAAAAGCCATTAAGCAACATTCAAATGAATTTGGAAGAATTTAAAAAGCGTCCGCGCTTCAAGGATTGCGTGGATGACGCTGCGGTGCTCAGGGAGATTGATGCCCTTGAAAAAGCCGCAGGCAAGGTCCCCGGACTGGAAAACGAGAACAAGGAGCTCAAAGAAAAAGTCAAAGGTTTCGAGGATAAGGCGGCCGCAGCTGAAGAGGCTGAGCGCACCTCCCTTCTTGATGCGGCAGAGAAAGACGGCCGTATCAACGCCCAGACACGTCCTACTTTCGAGAACATCCTCAAGCGTGACATGGAAGAGGGCAAATCGGCCCTTGCCGCTCTCACCCCCAAACGCAAGGTCATGGAGGATATACACCGTCCGACCGATGGCGACGGCCCGTGGGCGCGGCGCATGAAAGAGATCAAGGACAATCTCAAGAAGTAAAACCAACCAATAATAAAAGACATTATGGCAATAGTCGTAAAAAACACCAACTACAGCGGTGAGGTACTGGAAACCATCCTTACCACCGCCTCCACCGGCAATGAACTTGTGAGCAAAGGTCTCATCATGGTCATTCCCGGCGTGGAGAAGAAGATCAGCATCCCCCGGTTAAAGACCGGCAAGATGCTTCAGAAACGGAAGGTCAATCCAACGCTTGAGGACAGCAAGGGTGATTTCAATTACAGCGAGCACTCCCTTGACCCCAAAGACTTCATGGCCTTCACAACCTTCAATCCCCGCGCCTTCGAGCATATATGGCGCAAATGGCAACCCAAGGGAAACCTTGTGTTCTCACAACTGCCGCCGGAAGCTCAGAATGCACTTCTGGACGCCCTGTCAAAGCAGGTGCAGTTTGAACTCGGCTGGCATTATGTCAACGGTGAATACGGTGACACGGACGAAGAATTGATGGACGGCATCCTGACCCAGGCCGCCAAGGACCCGGACTGCATCATTGTGGACTCGGAAGGAACAACCATGCTCGGCATCCTGAAAGATATACGTGCCGCCATACCCAAGGCCATTCGCGAGAACCCCAACCTGCGCATCCTTATGAGCGTGGACGATTTCGACCGTTACGATGACGAGCTCACTCAGCGTGAGCACAAGAACTCGGACGAAACCGAGATGAACCGCAAGCGTTACAAGGGTATCACCATTGAAACCATAGCCGCCTGGCCAGACGGTATCATTGTTGTCACCCTCTGTTCCCCTGATGCTGACGGAAACCTGTTTGCAGCGGTCAACCTCCAGGACGATGAGAACGTGATTCAGATAGATAAGTACAGCAATTCCAGCGAGCTCTACTTCTTCAAACTGCTCATGAAGGCTGATACCAACATCGGTTTCGGTGAGGAATTCGTGGTATTTGACGGCCGAAAGAATCCCCTCTTCAAGACACCTGAAAAAAGTATCACCGCCAATCCTACAGCGCTGGTATTTACCGCTGCGGGTGAAAGCAAAGAGGTTGTTGTCACTGCCAGCGGGGATTATACCGTAGGTGCGGCTCCCGCTGGCTTTACTGTGAACAAGACCGAAACAGGGCTTACCGTAACCGCTGCTGCCAATGAGGGAGAGGCGGCGCGTAGTGGCAGTATTGAAGTCGTACTCGCGGAGGCTCCGGCAAAGAAAGCGGTCATAACCCTTAACCAGCCCAATGCGTGATGGCGGCATTGAAATATCTCGTACTACATTGCACCGCGACACCTGAAGGGCGTGAGGTGACAGGCGACGACATACGGCGCATGCATCTCAGTCCCGTGTCGCAGGGTGGCCGGGGATGGAAGCAGGTAGGCTATACCGACATTATCCATCTGGACGGTACGGTCGAGCGCCTGGCCGATAACAACGAGGACGCCAATGTCGATTCATGGGAGATAACCAACGGCGCCAAGGGGTATAACTCCGTCAGCCGTCATGTGGTATATGCCGGAGGTATGACAAAGGATATGTCCAAACCGAAGGACACCCGTACAGCCGCTCAACTCAAGGCGATGGAAACCTATGTAAAGGACTTCCACCGGTGTTTTCCCTCGGTGCGCATTATCGGTCATAACGAAATAGCGGCAAAAGCATGTCCCAGTTTTGACGTGCAGAGGTGGCTGAAATCAATAGGTATCAATCAATAAACAATCAACAATGCAATGGAAAGCCTGCTTAACTTTTTGATGTTCGCCCTCCCCGGCGGCTTTATCGGCAGCGTGTTCACATGGCTTGTCGGCCGTAGGGAGCATAATAACGATATGCTCTCAAAGTTGCAGGCTTCCATCAATCTGCTGTCCGAGGAGAACCGCAAGATTCTTGCGGAGAATGTTCAGCTCAGGCGTGAGAACGCCAACCTGCAGGCCAATCAGGAAGAGATCCTGCAGAAGCAACACGCCTTGCTGAAAGAGGTGGAACGCCTCAGGACTGAGATTTCAAAACTTACAAACAATAAAAACTATGAGACAATTAATCAGAGGGGCAACCCTTATGCTGACAGCAGTCGTGGCGCTTCTTCTCGTGGGATGCGCGGTCACGAAGCGCACGGAGAACGAAATATTGCAGGAGACGTTATCAACAACCGCGTCAGAATACCTCGACACACTGGAGAGCGGCCTGTCGGGGATGGCGATAACGATGACCTCAGACCGGAAGGAACAACAGATGACCTGTGCCGTCATGTCGGAGGGGATAGCAGCGGAGTCGGTGACGCTGGATGTGCCGATACAGAGCCTCCGTGATCTTCCTGATGGCGCCGGCTATACGGCGAAGGACGGACGTGCGAGTGTCGATTTCCGCAAGAAAGGTGGCAACATAGAGGTTACCGGGCGGTGTGACTCCATCAATAGGTTTTACTTATATTACCGTGACGTGTGCATGGACCATCGTCTGGAGGCTGACAGCCTTAAATGGGAGCTGTCATGGCTCAAGGAGCAGAACAGCGCACAGGCATCCGAGCTGCATTCGCTGCATGCTGAATCGGCAAAAGCGCGTGAAAAGCCTCCCGAGACCCGCCATTGGTGGGCGCTTGCGGGATTTGCAGCGGGGCTGTTTTGCGCATCGCCGGCAAGAAAAATTAAAAACAGAATAACAACCTTATTAAAAATATAAGTTTATGGTATATGTAAACGACGGCTACATCATGCTGCTTGATGCACTGATGTTTAACGACAAGAAAATCGGAGTCATATCCGATGAAGGCATAGACTGGGGCGGTGACTCAGCCGAATACATCAAGCTGTGGGGTGCGCAGGTGCGTAATGCTCCAGTTAAGAAGATTAAAAAGAAAGACGGAACCAACATCCTCAAGTTTACGCTGATCGAGCTGCTGCCGCAGAACTGCAAGGATGTCATGGGCGGAACTGTCAACGGAGCTCGTTGGGACGCACCTGCAGACTCTGTAAGCCTTACCGGTGCATTAAAAATTCTCGCCGGCACCGGACAGACCATCGACATAAAGAACATGACGCTTGACGGCCTCGTGCGCGGTAAGATCGGTGGCGACAGTGCTCTCGGTATCGAGTGTGAACTGGAGATGCTCAAACCGGCAGACGGCGGTTCTCCCTTTGCAATGTACCCGACGGAACCCTTCATTTCTGCCGCTCCGTTGCAGCTCTCCTTTGCCAAAACAGGGGAGAGCAAGGTCGTAGAGATAAACGCTTCTGGTCCTTTCACTGCCGGAGTATTGCCGGCCGGCTTTTCTATGGAGATTGTGAACGGCCGCATCACGGTGACCGCTTCGGCCAACACCGGTGCGGCACGTAACGGCAGTGTGGAATTCACCCTCGCCTCGGATCCGGAAAAAAAAGTTACCGTAACCCTCACGCAGGCCGGATCGTAAGTTATGAGGCGCGAGATTGAAATAGAGGCGGCCGACGCCCTGCTTGATGTCGGGGTGTCGCTGCCCCTGCTTCAGGTAAAGATTCCATTCCGTCGTAACCCGGTCCGGGTCCGGCTTATCATGCGGCGCCCGTGTCTCGGCAACCAGATACGGATAGCGAAACTTTATCTTGAGACAGGGGTTACCCATGAGGCGATGGAGCGATTCAACAAGCACGAGGAACTTGCCTACCTCGCCCTTCACGGCAAGAAGGTAAGCAAGATAGTGGCTCTTACGATATGCCGTGGCCGGTTTACGGGATGGTTGCTGACCCCGGTAGTCGCATGGTTACTGCGGTGGATGGTGGACGACAGATGGATCCAGGGCGCCAACCTGCGTTTTATCACGCTACTTGGAACCAAATCTTTTATGAACATTATCGGATCGGTGGAACGGGTGAATCCCCTTGCGCCGAGAACGAGCCAAAAAAAGAAGGGGAGTTAACCACCGAATATGTCGGTAGCCATAGCCCCTTCGGGATAATCTGGCAGATAGCCTCGTCCACCGGCTGGAGCCGGAACCACATCATGTGGAAAGTGAATTACCAGACCCTGCGTATGATGCTTGCCGACGCCCCGCACTATGAGAGCCGTCGCAAGGGCAAGGGAGGGCAACAGAAAAAAAGCGGCAAGCCTAAAAGCACCGCGGGATTTTTCCAGACAAGATTACAACAATAGAACCAGTAAATATAAATGAAACCGGTTGAGATAGAATTCCTCATGCGCGACAAGCTGACCCCCGGTCTTGACAAGGCCGGGCAGTCGGCCGAATCCCTGGGCGACAAGGCCGAAAAGGTGGCTAAGAGCATCACCGACCGCATTGCCGCCCAGAAGGAGCAGATCCAGTATGTCGAGAACTGTCTCAAGGATCTTAAAAAACAATATGCGGCCCTTGGCCCCGGCAAGGCACAGCAGGAGATGCGCCTCGAGATAGAGGCGTGTACTAAGGCTCTTGCCGAGGACAAACTTATCCTTGCCTCTTTGGAAGAAGAACATAAAAAGACCGCCACTTCCACCAAACGCCTTTCTATGGAACTGCGCGAACTGCTCGACGCCATGGCGCGCATGCGCCTCGAGGGCAAGCAGAACACCCGCGAATACCAGGACATGGCCGCCAAAGCCGCCACCTTGTCTGATACGATCGGGGACCTTCGTACACAGACCAATATCCTTGCGCATGATGATGCCGGGCTTCAGGGCGTGATGAGCGGTATCAATGGTCTTTCCGGGCTGTTTACCGTTGCCACCGGCATTATGGGAACCTTCGCTTCAGAGAATGAAGATTTGATAAAGATACAGACTCGGGTACAGAGTGTCATGGCCGTCACAATGGGGTTGCAGCAGGTGTTCAATACCCTCAACAAGGACTCCGCCTTCCGTCTGGTTACAGTACGGAAGGCCAAGGATCTTTTAACTGCGGCCAATACAAGGCTCGCGGTGTCCCTCGGCATATCGAATGCAGCAGCCACCGCGCTCATGGCAACGCTAACGCTGGGACTTTCGCTTGTTGTCACCGGGTTGGTCGTGGCATGGAACAAATATTCCGATGTACAGGAGAAAGCGGCGGAGAAAGCGCGTGAGCTTGTCGAAATTGAAAGTTCCGGGCGTGCCCAGATGATCAAGACCCGTTTCGAGATAGACAATACCGTCAGGACACTGAAAGAATTCACGGGCAACAAGGAACAGGAACGTGTAAAGGTTGATGAGCTTAATCGGAAATACGGGGAAAGTTTCGGCTATTACAGCACTGCCGCCGAATGGTACGATATCCTTATCCAAAAAGGGGAGGACTATGTGCAGATGCTTTTCCTGCAGGCCAAGGCGCAGGCCTTGGTGGATAAGGCGGTGAAAGCCGATGAAGAGGTGGCCAACATCGAGGCCAACGGCATCGAGCACTACCGGCCTTTCTTTGGTGCAGGCGGCAAAGCCTATATGTTTTTTGGAGGTGGCAAAAAAGGACATTACAGCAGCGACCCTGCAGAACTGGCTTATAACAAGGCTCTGAAGGAAGCTACTGATAAACGCCGTGAAAACCTTGCAGAGGCCGAAGAACTGCAACGCCAGATGGCAGAATTGAGAAATAAATCACATATAGGCGGGTTTGTTGCCCCGGAAAATTCAGTCGGTTCAGTAGGAAACGACAAACCAAAGAACACCCTTGCTGAAATGGAAATAGAGGCGGCCCGGCGCATAGAGGACAGGCGTCTTGACATCATACGCGAGGGGTATGAGAAAGAACGTGCCGAAGCACTTTTGAACTTCGAGAGGGAGAAGGAACGCATAAACAGCGAGGAACAGCAGCGGGTGGAACTGTACAACAGGCTCAGGGATGCCGGAGAGAAGGTGACGCCGGAGCAACTTGCCAACATCCATGCGCAGGCCGCTACGCAGCGTGTCCTCGCCGCACAGATATATGACGCCACCACAGCAGACATTTCAGCCCGAGAAAACAAGGATGCAGCCGATAGACAGAAGAAGCGCGAGGATGAGCTGCAGGCACTGTTAGGCAAATATCAGGACTATGAAGCACAGCGATCGGCCATCAAGCGCCAGGGTGATGCTGACATAGCGGCACTCGAAGCCGCACGCACGGAAGAAAACCGCGATGAGATAGACCGGGCAATAGAGGTCGCCAAGGAAAAGGTTCGTCAGGGCATACAGGCCATCAACGACGAGGAGGCGCGTAGCATGGCGCAGGACAACGAATTCCTGCGCAGTCTGTTCGGTGATTACTCAAGCATGGGCCTGGATGCATTGCAGGGGTTGATTACACAAGCACGAAAGCTCCGGGATTACCTGAATGGGAAGGGTACCGCTGAGGGGATCACTTTTATAAGTGATGAGCAGCTCAAGAATATCGAGGCAAGCCCGGCAGAGCTTGATAAGTTGAAAAAGGCGCTTGATAAACTGCTTGGCGGTGGCAAAGGTGACACAAACAAATGGGAGCGGATATTCCGGACCTTCAAAACCGGCATATCCGGGTTGCGCGGTGCCAATGGCGCCAAGGAGATAGCCGGCTCTATTGGTACCATAGCCGGAGCTGCACAGGAAGCCGGGGCTGAACTTGGGGCCATGTTCGAACAGCTCGGCGAGGGCGGAATCGCGGATGCGGTTAACGGGGTGCAGCAGGTGATGGGAGCCGTTTCAAACATTGGGCAGGGGTTTGCCAAAGGCGGAATTGTCGGCGGCATAGGTGCTGCAGTAGGAGAGGGGATGAAATTCCTGACTTCGGCATTCGCCGCCGAAGCCCGACACAAGGAAGCCCTGAAGGAGATAGCGCGCGCCAAGCTCGATTTCCAACGTCAGTACAACCTGCTTTTGCTGCAACAGAACCTGTTGGCGAAAGATGCCGAGAGCATTTTCGGCGAGAAGCAGGTGGCCAAGGCAGCCAACGCTATTGAGGTTTACCGCAAGGCATTGGCACAGTTCAAGTCAGAGTTACAAGGTGATGCCCCGACGCAGACGTTTTGGGAACGTCTCACTAATGATGCGGTAGGCACGTACCGCAAGCGTCTGGATGCGTACAATGCCGGGTTTGGAGCACTATACAACGCTCAGATTGTCACCGGGCATAAAAAGACCGGCCTGTTCGGGTGGGGCAAGGGCAAGGACTTGTACAGTTCCATATTGAGTGTCTATCCCGAACTTATCAAAGCCAACGGTGAGCTTGACACCGAAATGCTTCGCGTGATACTCGACACCCGGAAAATGAGCGATGAGACCCGTAGTTACCTTGAGAACCTCATAGAGCTTAAAGACGCGATGGACGAGGCCGAGGAGTCGCTTGAAAACTACCTGACCGAAACGTTCGGCAGCCTCGGTTCCGGCATGATGGATGCCATAACTTCCGCATTGCAGGGTAGCGGAACGGCGCTTGAGAACTTCGCCGCCAATGCCGCAGGTGTCCTCGAGAACCTTGGCGAGCAGATAGCCTATTCTCTGTTCTTCGCTGACAAATTCGCCGAGCTTCAGGAAAAACTGAAAAGCGTCTATGGAAGCGGCAAGAGTGAGGAAGCGATAGCCGCCGAAGCTATGGGTGTTATCGACAGCTTCTATGATAACATCGGGAGAAACGTCGATGCCGCGCAGGCATGGATGGAGGCTTGGAAAGAGAAAGCCGCCGCGATGGGCTTTGACTTGTGGAAGAACGACGGTGACACTGGCGGTTCCTCCCAAAACGCTCGTGCCGGTGCATATACTGCCATGAGCCAGGAACAGGGTACCAAGCTTGAGGGGATTTTCACGAGCGTGCAGATGCACGCCGCATCCATCGATGAGACTCTTGACGGCTTCATGGACACGTTCGGGCAGTTATGCGACACTATTGGCAAAATACTGGATTGTGTCGAGCCTCTGCCCGAGATGGCGGACGATATACACGAATTGCGTATGAACGGAATAAAACTGAGGACGATATGAGCGATATAATGAACGGACTACTGTACATAAACGAACGCGATGTCTGGATTGATTTCGGCGCATGGCTTGCGGAGGAGAAGGAAGGCGACACAAAAAATTACTCAGCCTTACAGAAACCTCCCGCAGTGAAAAGCCATGTTGCTGTCAGCTTCCGGGAGCAGGACGGCGAGAAACTGCCAGAAAAGCTCGTGCAGAGATGGGAACCCCGTGATATATCTTTGAAATTTGCCGTGGCAGCCGCTGATGAGGCGTCATTCGCCGCCAGGCGCGACGCGTTTATCTCATTCCTGAAAAAGGGGATTGACGGCTGGCTTGACATGAGGGTACCGGAACTTGGAAAGACGTACCGTATCCATTACAAGGACTGCTCGGATTTCGAGTGCCTGGAAGATATAGGCGGCGGTATGGTGGCCGCATTGTTTACCGTCAAATTCAGGGAACCTAAACCTGAATTCTGACAGCATTAAAACGACATTTGAATGGAACTTAAAATATATTCAAGCGACGGCAAGCTGAAGCTCACGGTGGAACCGAGGGACAACAGCACACAGGTGGAGGAGATACAAGCGGGCAATGTCCTGTCACTTTCCTTCACTCTGCCCGCGCGTGTGCCTCTTGGTGTGAACGACTATGCCGATTTCATGTGGCACCGCTACTGGCTGACCGAGAAATACCGTCCGGTTCAGAAATCCACCGTCGAGTGGGAATACTCGTTGAAGCTCTACGGGCTGGAGAACCTGATCTCCAGGTTCCTTGTCCTCAATACCACTGATGGCGGCAATGAACCGGTGTTCACGTTGACCGCGCCGCCCCGTGAGCATGTCGCCCTTATCGTAAGATCCATCAATGCCGGTTTCGGGACCAATGACTGGAAGGTCGGTAGCGTTGAAGGTGGTGACAATATTGTCGTGGACTACCATGGCAAATATTGTGACGAGGGGCTTAAGGCGGTGGCCGATGTGGCCGGTACCGAATACTGGATAGAAGGAACCACTGTCAACCTGTGCCGTTGCGAGCATGGGGAACGTGTCACGCTCGGCTACCAGAACGGACTGACAAAGATACAGCCGGATATCGCCGACAACGCAAAGGTTTATTCCCGACTCTTCCCCACCGGATCGTCTAAAAACATAGACCCGGCCAAATACGGCCATAGCCGTTTGCAGTTGCCTGGCGGAGCACAGTATGTCGATATAAATACAGACAAGTACGGCATTATCCATCATTATGAGGAAAATGCCTTTGCCGGCATATTCCCCCGCTACACCGGTACAGTGGGCAGCGTCCGCAGCGAGGAACGCACCAATGATGACGGTGACAAATATACGGTATATTACTTTAAGGATGACGCGTTGCCTTTTGACCCTAACCAGTATGAGATAGGCGGTCTTGTAAAGCGCGTGTCGTTCCAGGAGGGCAGCGAACTTGCCGGGCTTGGCAACGAGGATAACGGTACGTATTATTTTGAGGCGAATTTCAACAGCGACACCCGGGAGTTTGAGATAATCACCCAGTTCAATGACTCCGGCCAGCTTCCAGGCGATGTGCTGGTACCGAAGGCCGGCGACCGTTATATTCCCTGGAACATACGTATGCCGGATGAATACTATGCGCTTGCCGAAGCCGAATTCCTTGATGCCGTCCATGAGTACAACCGCCGGCATAGTGTCGATGTGTCCTGTTTCAAAGCACCGACGGATTACATAGAGATAGAAAAGCGTAAACTTGAGCTTCATGTCGGCCGTCGCGTCCGGCTTGAGAGTGCCGAGTATTTTCCGGAAACAGGTTACAAAGACAGCCGTATAACGAAGATAACACGCAAGGTCAATTTGCCCTCACAGATGGACCTTGAAATCAGTGACGCGCTTTCCACCGGCGCTCTTGACAAAATCAAGGGCAACATCGACGAAGTTAAGGCCTACGTGCAGTTTTCACGAGGCAACATGCCGGATATTGTCAAGACCGGGGACGGCACCCCCTTGACCGACAACAACCTCATAAGCGCCCTGCGTACGATAAAGGAGATAGCCAAGCGTGCGCTGTCGAGGCTCCATGATGACGAAGCGGCAGGCCTGATCAAGTTCCTTGCCGGACTGGAGGTGGGCGAGTATAAGGAAGGGTTGAGTGGCGCGAAGGTCGATAAAGACGGTAACGCCATATTCGGGGAGCTGCTCACCCGACTCAAGGCCACACTTGCGCAGCTACAGGTAAACGGCGCGTCCGAATTCCGGGGACAGTTGTCGAGCGAGGACTTCATCCCCGGCTTCATCGGCGGCAAGGGGTGGGCGATATTCAAGCGTGAGGTGCTGAACGCCCTCGGTGTGCCGGAAACGAAATACACCGCCGAGTTTGACGATATAGTCGTGCGTGGCGCTCTCCGTGTCTTTACCATGGTAATATCCCAGTTGCTCGGTGAGAACGACAACCGCATCTTCACCGGCATGATGGAGGTTGACCACTACGATCCGGCCACCGGGAGAGTCTATCTCCAGACCCGGGACGGCAAATTCTACAATCCGTTCAGGATTGATGACTATATCATGGTGCAACAGTATAACGGTATGCCCTCGGCAGAAAACGACCATTATATCACCAAGCACTATGAGCTGATAGTAACCGCAGCCGGCTGCGGCGATCAGAGTGCCGGAGAAGACCGTCTCGACTGGGTGGAGTTCAAAAACTTCGTCTCCGCTGATGGAAGGGTCTCCGCTGATGTCATATCCAAAGGCGATACCTTTACGAGGGTTGACAACGCCACCGATGCCGACCGCAAGGGACTGATACAGATTATTACGGTCGGCACCGCTACCCCTTACATGGATATAGTCTATGGTATGAAAACCGATCCTGACAACTATCTGAAGGGAAGGCTTGGGAACCTGAAAGGCATACACCACCACCTTTTCGGATGGCTTGACGGCTTTGGCGAGCTGCTTACCAACCTGTATGCCGTAGGCGACTTTCGCCTTCGCCGGACAGGAGAGAGCATTGACGCGAAGATAGAGATGCTCAAGGCCATGTTCACCACCAGGTACAGCAACCTCCGCTACGAGTTGACCGAGGACGACAATTACCTGCGCAACGCCACTTTCGACGAGACTATGGACGGCTGGACCGTGCAGGATGACGGCAAGGTCATAACCTCCAACGGCGAAGCATTGCTGATGAACGGCAACACCTATATCGCCGACGGAAGGATAGCCGGTATCGAGCAGCTTGACGGGCGCAACGTGCTGCACCTGAAAAAGAGCTCCATTCGTCAGGCAAACACCCTTATCCGGCAACCAGGCACGCACAAGGAATACGTGCCGCCTACGGCCAACGACATGACCGACAAATGGGTGGATGTCAAGGATACGCTCTACCTGAGCATCCGCTTCTTTGCAAAGACGGACGGCACGCTGACTATTGGCATGAGCGGCGCGACCTCGGAGCCGGGTTCGTTGCCGGTACCGGCGGCTGTCGCCGTCACCTCATCGATGGAGTGGCAGGACCTGCAATGGCAGGGTACCTGGGACGGCAAAGGTGATTTTGTGCTTCAGTACACGGGTGATATGTATGTGTCTATTCTGGCTATCACCGACAAAGCGCTCGACGATTTCAAGAAAGAGGTGTCAACGCAGATAATACAGACAGCCGGGAACATCCGTCTGCTCGGCACTAACATAAACAACCTGAAGGGAACCGTGACGCAGCTCGGCATCGAGCTTGATGCAGCCGAGGAACAGATCCGGATTTATGCTGACAAGTACGACAAACTCAACGGCACGGTCACACAACTCGGCATAAGGCTGGATGCGGCCGAAGGCAGTATTACCAACTACGCCACCCGGATAACCAACAACGAGACCGCCATTTCCGCATTGCGTATCAAAACGGACTCTATCAGCTCTGCGGTGACCGGCGTACAAGGCGACCTTGACACCGCCAAGGCGAGGATCGAGGCTGTGGCAGCGGTCGCCAACAGCGCCGGGGACGCCAAGGTGTACAATCAGGCTGCAAACCCATGGAATTCCTGGCCGAGCGGCCAGGAACACAAATATGTGGGTGCCACATGGCATAATACGTCAGACGACCATATCTACCGTTACATCGGCTATGACAACAGCAATACGTGGGAGGACATAACCGACCAGCAGGACTCGGCGAGCTATATCCTCCAGAACAAGGACAAAATCAGCACCGTGGTGGGCAGTTTCGACTCGTCCGGTCGGCTGACGAACACGAGCGGCCTTGTGACGACCGCCTACGCCAGTCAGGTCTATGCCACGAAAACGACCGTCGATGCCCTGAGCGGACGCGTCAGTACCGCCGAGGCGAGCATCAACGTCCATTCTACGCAGATAGCCATGCGCGTGGAAAAGGATGGGGTCATTTCGGCAATCAATCAGAGTGCCGAGTCAGTGACTATCCAGGCCTCGAAGATTAATTTTAATGGCATGGTTACGATGAACAACTCCTTCCGCGTGGAAGCCAACGGCACAACGCATATAGGAGGCTTTGTCGTTTCCGGCAACGGGCTGACAAACCGGAATGATGATGGCACATTTACCAATGACGCCTATATCATATTCCGCAACGACCCTCACGGATGCTTTGCCGGCATCGGTGGCAATATCCTTCCGTCCGCTTCCGGAGTCCGCGGCGTGGCCCGTTTTGAGAATTACGATGAAAGCGACTGGTGGGGGTTGGGCCACAACTACGCCCTGCTTGTCGGTGCGCGGGGAGCCGCGGACAACACGGCCATCGCCATCAGCGGCGGTTATGTCTCCGGCTTCGCCCTTAAAACGATGGTGATAGGGCATGACAGCATCACGCAGTCAACCGTCCCAACGGTCAAGAGCGTGACTATCGCACGTGACGTCAACAGTGTGTATGTCTCGACCCATTTCAACTGGCGTGCAAATAGTAGCAATGCCTATGAATCAAAGACCCGTGAAGTGAAGCTGACTTTGCCGGACATGCAGCCCTATGACAACGGGCACGTGCTGTTCATCAAGCGCGGTACCAACAACGGCAATTATGTCCGTGTGATACCGGGCTGGAGCTACCGCCGCGAGTATAACTCTTCGACGATGAAGTGGGAAGTGAAATCCGGACGCAGTTACATCATCTATGACAATGAGAGCTATGCGACCTCTTCCAGCCCGTTGACCATCGAGAGTTGCGGCGATGCCATGTGCTTCATCTTCCATCGTGAAATACAAGTGACAATAAATAACGTGACCTATTATGGCGCGTGGGTACAACATAAGTTCCCCCGTGCGTGGTAATCGAAATAAATAATTAAAACAACAATGAAAATGAAAGTGAATTTTGACAAATGCTTCGTTGACTGCTTCGGTAACGAGATAGTGAACGAAAAGACCGGCAAGCCGAGCAACATCGCGGAATCCCTCTGTATGGTAATCTTCAACCTCAATACCGTTGGCGGCGTACCTCTTCCCCCTGATAAGAAGTACGACCTGCATAAAATCAGCCGTAAGATAGCGGCCGATCCCGGAGAAGTCGAGATTTCAACCGAAGAGGGCACCCTTTTGAAGGAAGTGGCCGCTGAAGCCTACTCCTGCGGTGCCTACGGTCAAGTTGTCGATATAATCGAAAATAACGTCTAACCAAAAAAACAAGGAAACATGGAAAAGAAAGCAGAAAATTCAACCACCAACTACGCCCCTGAGAAAGTCAGCGAGGCGGTCGAGATCCATTTCACAAAGATTGTGAGCGGCGGTAACACCACTGTCAGCGGCACCATCAAGAAGGGGAGTGCCGATGTCGGTTCCGTGAGTTTCGAGACCACCGGCAATTACCTCATCACGCAGCTCAAACCTTGCGGAGACCTTACCGGTGAGGAAGTGATGGCCGTGTATAATTCCGTTCCCGGTTGCATAGCCGAGATGCTTAACGACTAACCTGCGTGGGCATGGGACAGATACAGACCTCGCAGATGGAGCTTGAGGCGTTTTGCGCTCAGCTTGCCCCGGTGTTTCTGGAATACCTGCGCACGCATGGCACGGCCGTTGACCGCATCGAGGTCGCCACGAGCCTTGACGGTATTACCACCTTGCCGGCCCGCTATTCCCTTGGCGGGGTTGAGAAGAACGTCCTCGCCCCGTTGAAACTGCTTACCAAGGATGTTGACATACAGATAGCCGCCTGTCAGCAGGCCACTACCAAGGCGAACACGGCGGCGGACAACGCCAATGCCGCTGCCACCCGTGTGACGAATGCCATTACTGACATAAGTGCAGAGAAAGAAGCGGCACAGGCTGCGGCGGCCAAAGCCAACACGGCCGCCACCAATGCCGATAACTCCCGGAAGCAGATTGAGGCAAACGAGGCGACCCGTCAGGCGAATGAGACAACCCGTCAGAATCAGGAAGCAACGAGGCAGACCAACGAGACCACGAGGCAGAATCAGGAAACGACCCGGCAGTCCAACGAAACGCAGCGTCAGACCAACGTGGCTGCCAAGATCGCCGAGCTAAACACCGCCAAGGGCAATGCCGAGGCGGCCACCCTTGCGGCGAACCGTGCCGCCACAACAGCCAACACTGAAGCACAGAATCTCTCTACCCTGAAGGAAGAAACGCAAAATGCCGGAGCCTCCGCGAGTGCGGCCGCGCAGACGGCAGGGGAGAAGATAGTCGAACTTGAGGCATTGATGAAAGCTGTCTCCGGAGAGTCGGCTGCCGCCCCGGCGATACTTGAGGTGTCAGTTCCGGCGACCATCTCGACAAAAAACAAGAAGGTCCAGCGCATAGACGCCCGGCTTTTGCCGAGCTATGTCATGCAGAACCTACTTTACCAAAGAGAGGATGGGAGTAGCCTCAAAGTCAATCCGTCCGGCAATCTCATAGTTACCGGTACCGGAACGACTACATTCTATGTGATACCACCCGGCAATACGGAACTATGGAAAGAAGTCAGCATTACGGTACGACTTCCGATGATGCGTCTAACTTCCTCCGGCAAGATCCGCAGATCCACGAGAATGAGAATCGTATAACAGCGTTCAAACATTATTAAAACAGAATAACAATGGCATTAACAGCACAACAGGAATCTGACCTTCTCGCCATGCTTTCAGCATACCAGAACGGCGAACAGATTGATGACCTTCCGGCAGCGTCCACCGACGCTACCGACAAAAAAATAGAAGTGTTCGACACCAAGAGCGGCGCCAGCCAGTGCATGGACCTGACCACGGCGGTTGATATGGCGAATGCCCCGTGGTGCGGCCGTGTATGGCGCACCGACCTTGCAACCCCTACGGCCGCCACTTATTGCGGCAGCCTTGAGATGCTCAAGAACCTCAAGGATATCCTCGGTCTCGGAGGCTATTTAGTCAAGAACGACCACAGCCGCCGCAAGCTCGACCCCACGAACCATTACCGGTTCGCAAACGGTGAGACCGCCAAACTTGATGGTACGATGGGGCATTACCAGTGGGGCTGGGGCAAACATTTCTACTATGCTCATTGGTTGCAAGGCGTCCTTGAGTTTGAAGCCGTCTCTCTTTATCCCATCAAAGGACAGTACAACTACCGCATTCCGGTAGGCTCTCTCAGCGCCACCGGTCTTGCAGCCCTTGACCGTACCACCGATACGCTTGTTAGCTATATCAACGACGATGTCAAGTATCGCGGCGGCAACAACACATCATCATGGGATGGTACCTACCGCTCCCTGCTTGGTCGTTGCGCTACGAACCGCACTACTGCCCAGTTTGCGGCAGCCGCCCATAAGAACGGTTCCGGATGGCTTGCGGGCACAATGAGAGCCGCAGCCGTGGTCAAGATACTTGTCGAGATAGTCATGGGTACCCGCAACGTCCAGGCAGCCTTCAACGCCAACAAGGATGCAAATGGACTTTATCAAGGGGGCTTCGGCACCGGTGTGACCACCTTCGGGACATGGAGTAATTATAACAGTTATAATCCTGTCCTCCATCTGAGTGCCGGAGTGGAGCTCGCCGACGGGTTGGGTGTTGCAACCCATAACGTCCTGAATGAGGACGGGACAACGGCTTATGTTGCCAATGTCCCGGTATTCTTTGGTTTGAAAAACTTCTTCGGCTATATCTGGCGTGTAAGCGAGGATGAGCTCGGTGAGGCCAATGCGGACAAGTCGATGAAACACTGGGTTACCCCGAGTATCTATGGCACATATACCTACGGTGCGACCGCCGGCATGGTGTTGAAGTCAACGTCCCCGATAGCCTCTGGCTTCATCACAAAGATGAGCTACGACAATATGGAGATGTGGCCTACCCAGTCGGGCGGCAGTGAATCCACTTACCAGTGTGACTATTTCTGGAACAACGGTAACGTCACGTCCGGCTTCCGTGCTGTCTTCCGTGGTGCCGCTACGAGCTACGGTGGCCATGCGGGCTGTGGTGCGGTCGATGTGGGCAACGCTCCCACGGATGCCAATGCGAGCCTCGGCTCTCCCCTCTGCGATTTCGCAGAGGAGTTTCCTTTGGTGCCTGAGTATTACGCGGTGGGCTAAAGGGTTCAAGAGGTCAAGGAGTACCGGGTGTCCGGTGTGTACGTGGTGGTCCTGGTACACGCCGGAGGCAAAGCACCCGGCGACCGAAGGGAGCCCCCGTGTCGGACTTGTTCCGACACCCCATAGTCGGGGGCAAGCGTACTTTGACATATTTCCATGTCATATCGGGTCTTGTAAGCGAAAAAACATTAATTTTTCATCGGTTTAGTAACTGGGCTGCTGTCGCCCATGAGCCTTCGTCCGGCTTCCGTGCTGTCTTCCGTGGTGCCAATACGAACAACGGTGGCAATGCGGGCTGTGGTGCGGTCAATGTGAACAACGCTCCCACGAATGCCAATGCGAACATCGGCTCTCCCCTCAACAATGAATGACGAGGGGCGGCAGGGCCTCACCCCATGGTGAAAAACAAACGAAATGCGGGAGTGCCTGTAGATGAAATGTGAGAGTGACTGTAGACGAAAATGCGGGCCGTGCCGGTAGACGGAATCAGTGATTCCGGCCGACGGTAACGAAGCAAAAGAAAATTGCAGATTACATCCTGCAATTTGACCCTAAAAAACACATTTAGACACCAATGACCCCAAGACACCGACATGAAACGAAGAGGATACATATCTCCTCGTATTGAGACCCTCGAGAACTATGAGGCGGCTTTCCGAGGCTTTGCCGAGAACAAGGAGCGGCGCGAAAACGTGTGTCGTTTCGCGGCGAACCTCGAAGCCAACCTCATGGAACTTTTGGTTGAATACCGGGACGGCACCGGGCATACCTCCGAGTATCAGGACGAGGAGATATTCGAGCCCAAGCGCAGGATAGTGAGCAAACTTCCTGTGCGGGATCATGTGCGCCAGTGGGCACCGCTCTTGCAGACCGAGCGTTTGTTTACCGACACCTTTATCCGGCGGTCATGCTCCTGCGTCAAGGGACGCGGCACGCACGACTTCATCAACCTGCTGCGCAAGGAGCTTTATGGCGACCCCGAAGGCACGTGGAATTTCGTGCAGCTCGACGCCCATCACTATTTTAAGAACATCGCCCATTTCCTGATGAAAGAGCGGATTCGGACTAAAATCAAAGACCCGAAGCTTCTGCGGTTTCTTGACGAATTCATAGATAGTTTCCGTCAAGGTTTACCTTTAGGGGTCAAGATCTCGCAGATATTAGCCAATTTCTTTTTAGCCAAGTTTGACCACGACGCAGTCGGGCTGTTCGGCATAGCCGACGATCCCGACAAACTTGCGTACTGGCGGCACCGCTATGTTACCGACAGCCTTATGACGTGCCGGACGCAGGCTGAGGCTGAAGAACTTGGTAGGGGAGTGGCCTATATGGTGTCTAAATTTGACCGTTATGTCCGGGAACCGTTAAACTATCTCCGTTTTGCCGACAATATCGTTATTCTCCATGGCGACAAGGTGTTCCTGCACCTTGTTACCGAGATGTGCATCATGGTGCTGGCCCGCGACTATCTGATACAGGTGAATAAGAACTGGAACGTGCGTCCGGTATGGAGCGGCGGCATCGATGTCTGCGGCTATGTGTCGTTCCATACGCACCGGGCCCTGCGCAAGCGCAACAAGAAAGCCCTTTGCCGCCAGGTGGCCAAATGCAAGAAGAAGGGGATGACCCCGGAGGAAACCCGCCTGCAGTGTGCCAGCCGGATAGGGTTCGCCACCCACGCCAATGCGAATAACTTATTAAGAAAACTCGATATAAACATGGAAAAAAGACTTGGAAAGGTCATAAAGACCCGTCGTGCCAACATACCGTTCAAAGGTATGCGCTACGACCAGAAGCGCCCGTTTACGTCTATTGTCTGTAAAGATCCGGCGCAGGAAGATAACTTCAAAATAATGCTGCTCGACTATGCCATAGAGGACAGCAAGGTGGAAACCGAAGATTACTTCGCCGAGGTCACCGGCAGTGACGGGGTTGTGAGGCAGGAGCGCAAAACGCGCCCCAAGAAGTGCCTTGTAATCCGTTACAAGCGCATTCTGCAAACCGCCGTTCAAACGGCGGTGGACGGCGAGGAACAGGAGAGCTACACCTTTGAAAAGGAAAAAGACAAGGACGGCAATCCGACTGTGAAGGATGCCGAGTATTACTCCTACACAGGCAGCGCGATCATGATCGACCAGGCCGATAAGGATTTCAGCAAGGAAGACCTTCCATGCCCCACCGTGGTCATGGAACAGGTCAACAAGATGAACAAGAAATTTTATAAATTCACATGACAATGAAAAGAGCAATCTACACCGGGCGCAAGACGCTCGTCAAATATGATGACAACCGATATATGGCTTACCTCAATGAGGAGACTGTTGATGATTATGTGCCTGAGGGCAGGGGAGGGGATGATGCCCCGGAACCTGTTACCGGCTATGCCTATACCGGCATCGAGCCGGATGGCGGCACATTGATTGCGGCCACTGACATGAGCCGTGACAGCCTTATCAATGGAATAATCCGCAGTCGTTACAGCCAGACGGAGGAGGATGCAATAAAGACCCACCAGATAGAGCTGTTCAAGAACCCGGGCATAGCCAAAGCCGGGGACTACGAAGCCGAATGGGAGGCTTTCAACGTTTTCAGAACCGAAGCCATCGCCACGGTTGACCGCTGGCTGGAGTAGGGGAGTAGTGCCTTTGTTCGGGGGCGGGCATAATAAAAGCCCCCGGCCTGTTAGTAGTCCTCTTACCTACATACTAACAAAATGCGACGTACCGCACAGCCGGGGGCAAGATACCCTATGCTGCGGTACGTCGTTTTTCGTTATGTAGGTAAGAGTACTGCAAAATTACAAATAATTGCGTAAAATGAAGATATTTGAGATATTAAATTTCCATAGAGAGCTGTTAAACCGGCTTTATGACTCCGGCGTGAGGCTTGAGGACGCGCGTTATATCGACTTGTATGACGATTATTCCCGTATGCGTGCCGAGGGTGAGAAGGTTTCCTATATCGTTGTGTTGCTTGCCGAGAAATATGCGGTCAGCGAGCGAAAGGTCTATTCGTTGATTAAACGCTTCCAGACCGACTGTATGCTCCATGCAGTATGACAGTGCCAGATCATGCGTCAGACGGCCTCAGACGTGGTATATTTGCTCCATAACTAATAATATCACAGGCTATGAACAAATATCATCACATCCTGAACAGAATCCTCACTGACGGGAAACGTCAGGAGAACAGGAAGGGCAGTATCATCTACCTGCTCAATGAGAGGCTTTCGCTTGTGCCGGGTGACCTGCTCGATATATTCGAGGGACACGGCATAGCCCGCAAGAAACTGAAAACCGAATTGTCGCTCTTCATGAGCGGCGAGCGGTCGGTGGAGCGTTACCGGGAGGCCGGTATAAACTGGTGGGACTATTGCGGCCAGACGTTGGTCAACAGTTATCCTACTTATTTCGAGAAACTGCCTCCGCTTATCGCCAAAATCAACCGGGAGAAGCGCAACAGCAAGAACTATATGCTATTCCTCGGTGCCACTGATGCTGAGAGTAATCAGGCGCCGTGTCTCAGTCTTGTGCAGTTCCAGATAGAGGATGGGCAATTGGTGCTGACGGCATACCAGCGTAGTTCCGATGCCAATTTGGGGCTTCCCTCTGATTTATATCACCTGTACCTTATGTCGCGTCAGATAGATCTTCCCCTGAAGTCCATCACGCTCAATCTCGGCAACGTGCATATCTACGAGAGTAACGTGGAACGCACTCGTCGCCTGCTTGCCGGGGAAGAAGGTATAAAGTTCGATTTGAACGTGTGACGAATAGCATTATAATACCGTTTCAGTGCAGCGGATTTGCAGTAGTGTGACTGCGGGTCCGCTGCTTTGTTGTACGGATTATTGCGACCTTTGCAACCGCAAAAACGATGATAAGATGAAAAAGGAATATTTATCCGCGCCACTGCCGTTTGTCGGACAGAAGCGCATGTTCGCCAAGGAATATATAAAAGTCCTGGGTGAAATTAAGGGGGCGAAAGTGTTTGTGGATTTGTTCGGTGGTTCCGGGCTCTTGTCCCATATCACCAAGCAACAGCGTCCGGATGTTACCGTGATATATAACGACTTCGACAACTACAGCCGTAGGCTTGAGCATATCGGACATACGAATGCCATACTGGGCCGCTTGCGTGACATTCTGGCTTCTGTGCCAAGGTTGAAGATTGTGCCCAAACCGCTCAAGGGACGTATTATCGAAATGCTGGCGGAGGAAGAGGCGGAAACCGGTTTCGTGGACTATATCACACTGTCAACATCCCTGCTGTTCTCAATGAAGTATGCCACGACACTGGACGAGATGCGTAAGCAGACCATGTATAACCGTATCAAACGCACCGATTATGACGCGGACGGTTATCTCGATGATGTAGTGGTGGAGAGTTGCGATTACCGCGAATTATTCGAGAAATACCGTAACAGGGATGATGTGGTGTTTCTTGTTGATCCTCCGTATCTCAGCACTGATGTAAGTACTTATAGTATGTGTTGGAAGCTGTCTGATTACCTTGATGTACTCAAGGTTCTTGTCGGGCACAAATATGTCTATTTCACTTCCAACAAATCTTCCATCGTAGAGCTGTGTGACTGGCTCGGCAGGAATAAGGAAATCGGTAATCCTTTTATAGGATCCACGCGAAAGGAGTTTAACGCATCCATGAATTATAATTCCCATTACACAGACATAATGTTATATAATGTCGCATGATTGACATACGAAAAAAGAGCATCGGATTTACTTAGTTTCCGATGCTCTTTTTCTGCCTTTTAATGTTGCGTGATTCATATTTCGATAACCGCTTGGAATTGTGATTCCGCCCAATTTTTGTCGGATTTTGAACCTTTTGTTTTGGTTTCGCCGGATTTTTGGATTTGCGGATTATATACTCTCATCATACATTCATCAAACTGCTTGCGAAAAGAGAAAATCATCATTTGCGATGTCGGTATGGTCTGTCCGTACTGTTTTCTCTTTTCATCAGTATCTTATTCCTGATTAAGGTTTGATGATGGTATATTCTATTGATATTCAATACTATTACATTCTTATTCATCAATTCATCAAAAAAAGAATTATAGTGTTTCCAAAAACTCTCTTGTCACTGTGTAGAACCGCCCTGTCGTACGTTTGGGCGTATAGCGGCACTCTCTCGTGTAGTCCACCTGATAGGTGGTATATGTGAGTGTGTTGTGGGCAGGTTTCAGCTTCCAACGCTCCTGCAATACCCTCCGTACCTGATACCTCTCCGCCTTGACATGCGAGTTTGTCAACAGGACGAGTATATCATCGGGGCAGAACGAGAAAGTCTCCGAACCTACCCTGTCCATAATGTCAAGGATAAGCTCGTGCATCTCTATCTCCAGTCGGTTTCGGTTGCTGCGGATAATGCGCTGCAAGGCTTCGGTATGCAGCAACGATGGAGCGAACCACATACGGCTTTTCTTTTCGGTGGATAGACTTCTGTGTTGCAAATAGTAAAGGAAAGCAGGTATCTCCGCTTTCAACTCTTGCAGGAAGTCGGTATCATCCGACTGCAAGCGGTCTATCTTGCGCACCCAATAACGTGTTTCACCTGCATCAATGATGACAGGCAGATACTCGTTGTTGGAACACAGCACGAACTTGGCGAAGAAGGCTATCTCGTCACGGTCTTTGCCTTTGGCTTCCACCTTGTAGGAGAGTGTCGTGCTCAGGTTCTTCAACCTCTCGCTGTCCTCCCTGCGGCTCAGCAGCACTTCATCCACCACGATAAGGAGCTTCCCTGCCCAGTCGGAATTGAACTGGCTACGGAAATCCTCGTTGGTGTTGAACGTCACGTTGTTCTGAAACAGGGCTTTCAAGAAGTTAAGGAAGGTGCTTTTGCCTGTGTTGCGTTCCTCCGATACCAACAGCAGAATAGGCAGCTTCTGTATGGGTTGCAGGTAGAGCAATTGAAGATAATCCATCCCCAATTCGTATTGTTCCCCGAAGATGTGTTCCACCAATGAGCGGATAGAGGGGAAATCACCCTCTTTCGGTTGATGGTCTATCGGTTCGTAAAGGTTGAGGAACTTGCCGACCACGGGGTGATAGCTGACGTGTTCGGGTACGGTGCAGAAGCCGTCATACTTCGGTACGGTGGCGAGATAGTGTTTGCCGTAATCCTGCCGGAGCGTCTCGTTGTTCCACACGATGCGTTTCTTCACATAGCCCCCGTTCAGACGGGGCTGGTTCACCAATTTGTAGAGGGTCGTACCCACTCGGATAAACTCCTCCTTTGCCATGCCGCCATCCATAGGCGGTCGGTGGCTGTCTTTCGATTCTTTAGCTGTCATTTTCATTCGATTTTAGTTTGGTAAAATGTCAGCCACAAAAGTATAGGCATTTATCGGATAGGTTGATACGCAAATCACAGCAGAACACAGCAAAAAATACCTTGCAATCAAAAAGTGAGCAATCCGTGGATGAAAAACGAGTGAAAAAGCAAAAACAAGCCCAAAGAAGCACCATTTCAATGGCTGTTTCTTCGGGCTTTTGTGTTATACGTATTAAAGGTAATACAGTAAGACGGTAAGACGTTTGTTCAACTTACCACTAATACGTTTTATCAGCAATACGTATTACTAATAATATCTTTTATCGGCAATAGGTTGGCATATAGATATTTGTAGATTTTGCGGTTACATTCACAACATGATTCATGCCTGATATTGTGATGCGTTCATGCCATTGACACCCAGCGAAAAGAAGATGCTTGTTTTCTCTTTTCGCAAGTACACCCTTTCAAGAATGGCATTGCGCACTTGTTCCGCACCGAAAGTATTGATGCGGAAAGCGAGTGCAATCACCATCGGAAAACTGAACACATCAGCATGATAGCCGTTTTCCAATTGGATATACTTCTGTACCTCGTATTCTTTCAGGACACCGCTTTTATATACGGCTCTAATGGCAGCACGGATTGTCGGGGCTATCACCCCGAACAGTTCCACCAATTCCAGCTTGTTCATCCAAATGTCAGCGACATTATCCGGTATGATGATATAGCCGGATTCACTCATTGTTATGATACCTCTTTTCATACTTATCCCATTGATATGTTGTTAAACGACTGGTTGAGTTTGTTCCCGAATTTCGTGAGGTCATCATCTATCTTCTGTATGGTAATCTTTGCGTAGAGCTGGGTCGTGACAATATTCGTATGTCCCAAAACACGGCTTACACTTTCGATTGGCATACCTTTACTCAGAGCCAATGTTGCGAAGCCATGCCGAGAGCAATGAAATGATATTGACTTGGTTATACCGCATTCCTTTATCATCTTTTTCAGCGGTTTGCACACTGACCAATAGTTGAGATTGGAAAACACAAGGTTGTTTTCCTGTTGTTGTCTGTATCGTTCGATAATTTGTAACGGAATATCCAACAGTTTCACTTGGAACGGTACTTTGGTCTTGTGCCGTTTGGATATTATCCATTTCTCACCGTTCACCTCCACAATATCATCATGGGTCAGTTCTTGAATGTCCACAAACGAGAGAGCGGTAAAACTGGCAAAGACAAAGATGTCACGGATGTATGCGAGCTTGCTGTCTGCGAACTCGTGTGTCATAACCGCTTTCAGTTCATCCTCCGTCAGATACTCCCGTTCCTTTACATTCGGGCTGATGTGGAACTGTGCAAAGGGGTTGCGTGGTATCAGTCCGTTGTAATGAGCTTTCATGACCACACCTTTCAGCCACATGCAGTTTGACCATATCGAACCGTTCTGCAATCCTGCTTCCGTTGAGAGGTATGCGGCAAACTCCTTGATGAAGTCAGGGGTAAGTTCCAGCATGGACATGTCGCTGCGCCTGTAGAACGACTTGATAAAGGCGGCTACATGGTTTCTTGCCCGTACCCTTGCCCGATAGGTTGCCAGCACCCTGTCTTTGCCCACACGTTTCTTGAACGTCTCGTTTTCCTTGTCAAACGCTTTCAACAGTGTTTCATACTCGCTGCCGATACCCTGATAGGCATTGCGTACCATTTCAGCCGTAACGTATGCCTCACGGTCTGAAATTCGTTGGTAGTGCTTGATGATTTGCGCCTTGATGTTGTCCAAAGCATGGTTGATGTTTCGTGCTTCAACGCTCTTGCCTTTGGCTCGGTTGCCTTTCGCATCCCAAAGCGTTTTCGGGATGCTCCGTTTGCAACTGAACTGTGCCACAGTACCGTTGATTGTCACCCGTCCCATGATAGGGACAATGCCGTCCTTCTCCTTGCTGCCGTTCACGTAGAACAGCACTTTGAATGTACTTCTTGCCAT